AAGGTAAGTCCTAGATTTAAACCCTCTCAGTTAGAAGATTTACTCGCTGCTTTTCAGAGACAAGGAGATGTAGGAGTTAGAACAAGTCAACAAGGTTTGAGATTTGTAAAAGCCTTAGAAGATGAAGCAAAAGCATCTGCAAGACAATTAGATTTTGTTGCTAATAGGTCTATATCTGACTTACCAAACAAGACTCCTGACGAGGTTGTAGATATTATTTTCAGGCCAAAAAATCAAAACAATATTAATGAATTGAAAAAAAGAATATCAGCAGAAGATTTTAAAAAGGTTCAGGAAGCTAGTTTAGGTAAATTGTTGGAAAATTCTATTGATTTAGCTTATACCGGAAAGACGCCTATAACAGACATTTTTAAGTCAGGCAATCTGCGTACAGCGTTAGACAATTACGGTAATGAAACATTAGATGCTATGTTCGGTAGAAGATTTACACAAGACATAAATTCATTTGCTGACACAATAGATATTTTAACCAAAGGCGAAGTTGGTCGTGGTAATTTTCCAGGTTCATTAGTTGCTGCTGGTATTGCAGCAGGTATTGCCTTTGCCCCACTAGCTACACTGCCTACAGTTATTGGGTTAACTGTTTTAAAGGGTGTTTTAGGTATGCCTGGAGTTGTGAGATTATTTACAAAAACTGACAAAGGATCAATAAGACAATTAATAGATATTACAGCTGACTTGACAGAACAAGCAACGGTCAGATTAATTGATAAAGGAGTGCAAGACACAAGACAAGCAGCAGGAAGATTTGTTGAAGATATACAGCAAAGTCCAGAGTTTCAAGAATTACAAGATACAACACAAGAGGTTATCAGGCCACCTGAACAACCATCTATTGAGCTTCCAGAAATTGCACCTGCGCCTGTTGTGCCAACATCTCCATCTACTTTAACGCCAGAAGAACAGGCTCGTAGACAGTTTGCAGAAGATTTATTCCGTAGACCAGTTATATAATACCGATCTCATCTCTATCCATACCTAGCGGTTTATCACTAAGACAAGTTAAATATTCTTTTGGTATGTGTATGTATGGTTCACAATCCTCATCATATATAGGCTCTTCCATCTCATTCATACGCACATCATAAACAAAATCTGGCATCCATTTGTGCATATAGATACCGTCAGTCATAGCATATACGGTTATAAAAGGCACTCCTGTTGCAACTGCAAAAGAAGATCCCTTCCGTAATTTATTAGCAGATAGAATAAAAGTGTCATACTTTGTACTTGGGAATGTACGACATTTTACTTCACACCAGTACGACATATCTTTCGACTCTATCCAATAATCAAGGCCATAACTGACCGGTAATTTGTGGCAACATACCCCCCACACCCCCTCTAAAAATCCTGCTACACGTTCTTCTCTTTTTTGATCGTGTATTGTTTCAAAACTTGGTGTCTTTAACATAATTACTCCTCAAAGAAAGTAGGATCAACAGCAACAAACCTTTTTGCTGGTCTACCCTTACCTCCAACTTTAATATCCATTTCTTGTATCTCGCCTGCGTTTTTCAGACGTTCTATTATTTCTTTTACCTCATGCGACTTCATACTTCTAAACAACTCATGTCTGTCTACTTCACGTTTAGATATGCCCTCACCCCCTCTAGATCGTATATATGACAATACTTGTTTTATCTTTGCTTCTGTGGCGGAACTAGCTACACGGTCTCTACATGCTTCTATAAATAGCAAATCGTAATATCGCACATAGTCAATTGCCCATTTAGTTATATCTGCTGTAATAGTCTTACAGTCAGCGTTGGAGGCCAAAGCACATATTAATGATAACCGCATAGCTTTTTCCTTTGATCTACTTAGTAATGGCTCTAAATTATCTCTTTCTAAAACATCTTGTCTTTTTACTATCTCTTGCGCAAACTCTTGTAACAGTTGCTCTGATTCATTATCAAAGCGCAAAACTGTTTGGTCTATATCAAACTGCGAGTTATTCATAGTAGCTTCACTTAACTGCCCTCTATCTCTTCTAATATAATTAACCCAGTTGATTATTTGTAATGGTGGTTTCTTATGTTTCTTAAGACTGCTAATACGTCTTGGCTCTTTGGATTCAATAACCATAAACCTATTGAGAAATCCATCTGCGATACGGCCTCCGTTGAGGGCCTTATAAAAGTTTTTTGGAACTGATAATCCTACTAATGTAATCGCAGGTTTATAAGTAACCCTATTCATAACTTTTTCTTTGTATTCTTCTTGCACATTCATAAGGGAATAATTATCTGGTCTTAGCGTGCCGTGACATCTGCCCCAAGACTCCATTAGTGTTTGGATACCGTCCTCTCTATTGCTGTTACCTGCTTGGCTTATGTTTTCTAATCTTTTACCAAACTCATCCATAATTGTAATTTGTGTTGGTCGCATTTTTAAAACCGAATGAACTGCACCAGATGATGTATAGCCATCCCCGACCACCAACTTGTCGTGGAGTGATTCACCTAATACAGATTCTACAAAGGTTTTAATATTCTCCTTGCCTTGTCCGGATTTTGCAATACACATAAAATATAGTGAAGAAAAGTTATTCATCTCAGTCTTATATAATCTGCCACACGTAACACTAGCTAGGGCTAAGGCCGCAACTATTGATAACTCTGGCTGTGATATTTGTGCTATATCTTCACAAAAGTTATACATGTCTTTGAGCAACCCTGGTGGATTAAATAGATCTTTTGGCGGCTTAACATCTTCTTTGGTTTGCACGAACAAAGGTGCAATCTGATTTTTTCTATCATGAGTTTTCTTAACATTATCTACAACACTATCTACTTCTGCTTGGGGTAGGGGTGGGTTGTTGTTTAAGTTCCAGCTTTGTAGGAAAGATTTACAAAACTCTATATTGACATCTTTGGATATAAGATAACCAGCTATTCTTGCGGCACCATCATTACGTGATCCTTCTTTAACACCTTCCAAAGCAAAAGGTGCTGTTCGTTTACTTGCATCAACTTTAGGCACACCCGTAATCTTTTCAAACTCTACAGATGTAAAGTCTGGTAAATCGTTATGATCAAATACATCCCAACCATCTAATCTTAGCGGTTTATATAACTGACCGTTAGCGTGCCTGTTATACGCTGCAATAATAAGACCACCTTCACCCCTAATATCAATCAAACGCTCTATAGGAGTCTCGTTCGTTCGTCTGGTGGCAAACGTTGTATATGCTTGTGGGTTATTATAATAATAGTGCATACCTTTACCGGTCCTAACTTTAAATGGGCATGTCGGTAAATTGTTTTCTACCCAGTCCATAGCTTCTGGTGAGTCAGCATCAACTACAACAAATTTACCGCAGACTAATGCAACAACTAGATTGTCTCTGCCAGTAAACCATTGCTCAACAGTTTTTCTGTCTGGCCTAGAAGTTTTGTATTGCTCCCAGCCTTTTAGAAAGCTTGGTGGTTTTTTGTTTGATCTTTGTAATGGGACAACGTTATAGCCCTCGTCATAATAGGCAAGCGCTATATCTAAGGCTGACTCATCCTCAGACAGATTAAGATTAAACATCTTACTCTTCTACTTTTACAATATCGTCAACTGAACCGTAGAAAGATTCAAAATTTAACCTGCCCTCCGTAGCTTTTATGATTTCTTTTGCCTGTCTGATTGACGGCTGTCTATTACCATAACGCCAGGATCTAACAGTATGAATGGATACGCCCCAATCTTCTGCCGCCTTACGATCTCCTAAAAAACTTATGTAGTCTATAAAAGAATACTCTTTAACTTTTTTGTCTTTATATTTTGGTTTTACACCCATACTTTCTAACCCCTTTAATTGTTGTATAGCTAGGGCTCTTTGGCGGTGGTAGTAGTTTGCCAACCACACCCTATTGTTATTTTGTTGTTGCATTTTTTACTCTCCTTAAAAAAAATGATTTACACATGGTATCAATATGGTGTATACTTTTCAAGTTATAAATTTTAAGAAGAGAGGTTTATATGGAAAATGATATAACAAGTAGGATAGTTTCACCCGCTGATGCTGTTCAAGATCAAGGTGCGAAAATCTTGGTTTATGGAATGGCTGGAGCTGGTAAAACTTTTTTAGCAAGAACAGCACCAGGTAAGGTGTTGGTCATAAGTGCCGAAGCTGGTTTGTTATCTATTAGAGATGCACAAAACGTGGAAGCAATCGAAGTAAAAAGCGCTGCCGAGGTCGTAGAGGTTTACGAAGCTCTACGTTCTGGTAAGTTGCAGTATGATACAGTTTGCTTAGACTCTATTTCAGAGATAAGTGAATTGTTGCTACAGGCTGAAAAGGCTAGGCACAAAGACGCTCGTAAGGCTTATGGAGAAGTCCAAGAGTCGGTAACAAATGTTATGAGAGCGTTTCGTGATTTACAAATGCATGTCATGTTTATTTGTAAAGAAGATAAAGTAAATAATGATGGTACTTTTGAACAAGCACCAAAAATGGTTGGGACCAAGTTGGGACAATCTATTACTTACTTTTTTGATGAGGTATTAGCGTTGCGAGTTATTGAGGATACTGATGAAGAAGGTAATCCGGTACAAGCACGTTGGTTACAAACTAGAATTGGTCAGGGTTATGTGGCCAAAGATAGAAGTGGTAAGTTAGAGGCTTTTGAAGAACCTAACCTTACTAAATTAATAGAGAAACTTGGTTTTGCTACAATACAGAATCAAACTCAAAACGTACAGGGGGTACAATCATAATGTCAGATTTTGCAGACATCACATATAGCGAGTCAGAATCGCAACCAAAGCCAGAGGTAGCACCCTCTGGTGAATATCAAGCTAAGATTATTACTGCTGAAAAGTATCAAGCAAAAAGCGGTAATTGGACGCTTAAGATTATTTTTCAAATTGATGGCGGTAAATACCGTGATCATAATGAATGGTTTAGTCTTTGGAGTGCTAATGAGCAAGCCAGAGAAATAGCAACAGATATTTTTACCAGACTTGGCAAAGCAGTTGGTTTTACAAAAGAGCCACCACAAATTGCTAAAGACTTTGAAGGTAAAACATTAACTATGCGTCTTAAAAAAGTTGAAGAAACTTGGAAAGATGACGAAGGTAATGATCAAGTTGCTGAGAAGAATAAAGTCTTACTTTACTTGCCACCATCTGATGATGGTATGCAGGTACCACCCTCGGCTGTTCCACAGCTATAAAAAAAGGGGCGCAAGCCCCTTCTTTTTTTCCAAACCAATAAACTAAAACTTAGGCGTGTGTATTGCCTTTAATGTTTTTAGCTTATCAGCCGGTATGTTTTTTAAATGATCTGGCACGTGATCTTCGCATTTATGCGTTAGGATCTCATCAAACCTTATCATCTGCTTACATTTTTCACACTTAGCTTTCGCAATCATAACTCCTCCAGGTGCTTGATACACTGTTTAAGATACCATATAGCTTTGTTCAAGTCCTCTATATTTGAATCTTTGTGATCTTCCCGCCAAATATACTTGATAGCTGACGCTTTACAGAAACCCTTGAACTCTTCTCTTGATAAAGCTGATTTAACGGCCTCAATAAATTGTATGTCGCCCTTATTATAATGTGGCGGGTGGTTTACCATATCTGTCATTCTTTCCTCCTTTTATATGATCTTGTTTATATTTGGTAAATGAGATAAACAATTTTCACC